ATAGCCCAACAGTGCTATAAAATGGCAAACGCTATGATGAAAGAGCGAAAGATTGTATTGGATATCCTTGCCAAATAACTCGTTTTAACCATGGACCTAATATCACGCACCATACTCGGATATACCGCAGAGGTTGTCGGAGTCAGCCCCGATGATATCTTGAGCAATGTCAAGACCCAAGAACTGGTCCTTGCTCGCAGCATTTTTGCCGACATCGCCTACTCCGAATACCTCTACACCTACTGCCAAATCGGTCGAATCATCAAGAGGAACCACGCCACCGTGATGCATAACCTCGAAATCCTTGCGATAAACATGAGAGCAAGGCCCGACATTAAATTCCTTCGTACACAGGTTTTAAACAGGACACGGGATTTTTTGCAACATTAGCGAGAACCCCCTCCATCTTTGCGTGAGTGAACGCAGAGAGCATCGTCCTTGACCTTTACCGCAGCGGAGAAATCCGCAAGGCTTGCCTCACCATCACCGGGGGCAATCCGCTTTGGAAGGACCTCGAACAAGAGGTCGTCCTGATTCTGCTCGAAAAAGACCCCGACAAGATTACCAAGATGCAGGTCCAAGGCTACCTGCGATTCTACATCGTTCGGCTCATCATGAACCTGTACCGGGGCAACAACAACCAATTCGCTAAGAAGTACCGCCATCACGACGAGAGGGTCGAGGTTGACCCCGAAACCCAAGAAGAGGGCAAGGACTACGACACCCTGCTCGATGACCTTTGGGCCATCGCCCAGCAAGAGATGGATTCGTGGGCCAAGGATGGGGCGTTCCCGTACGACAAAGAACTGCTGAACCTGCTCATGCAGACAGGAAACATGAAGGCCATGTCCCGTGAAACGGGCATCCCGTACAGGTCCATCATCTACTCAATCGAACAGGCCAAGGCCAAAATCAAAACCGCAATCGAAGCCAATGGATATACTGGTTTTTCCAATCCTGATTAGTGCTTTAGCGACCCTTGCGGTCGTGGAGTTCCGGGTGCTGCCGGGATGGTTCTACGCTTTGCCCTTTGCGAAGCGGAAGCCGTTTAGTTGTATGACCTGCTTCGGGTTTTGGATGGGGGTTGCTTTGACCCTGCCAACCTGCCAATGGTACTTGGCCCCTATCCTCGGCCTCGCATCTTCAGCCACCGCAATAATCATCCGGGAATGGACCTTCAAATGACAACCGACCAGTTCATCGTGGCCCAAAAGCACAGGAAGTACTGGGACCAATATGTGGCATCGCTGACCATGCGACTGCCACCCGATGCGGTTGGTGAACTGCAAGCCATCCTGACCGCTCACGGACGACCCCCTACGAATTGGTGGTGTGCGGACTGCGTAAAATCGGCCCTTCAATACATTTACCTACAAGCGGACTTGTTCCTCGAAGTCAACCAAAACACCATAACCTACCCCCTGAATGCCCCTGCCAATCCCGAACAATAACGAGTCAAGAGAAGGCTTCATCGGTCGCTGCATGAGCAACAACCAAACCAATGCGGAGTTCCCCGATACGGCTCAACGGCTTGCCGTTTGTGGCTCAACGTGGGAGAATCACAAGAGGCAGCAGTTCGAGTCTTACTCCGATTACGGCCAAGAGATTCGGGCTAATGCCAAGCGAGGGATTGAACTGAACGAGCGGAACGGGAACAAGTGTGCGACGCAGACGGGCAAGGTCAGGGCGCAGCAACTTGCCAACGGGGAAGCAATTTCCCTTGAAACCATCAAGCGGATGCACTCCTACCTGTCAAGGGCCGAAACCTACTACGACAACGCTGACGACACCTCGGACTGCGGTTACATCTCATATCTGCTATGGGGAGGCAAGTCGGCTCTCTCATGGTCAAGAAATAAACTCCGAGAACTTGGGGAACTTGAAAGCGAAGGATGACGAGGCCCAAGTGCAGGCTCGGATGGACTCGCTGATGATGGTCATTACCACCCTATGCGACTGCATCGGAGCGGTGGACGATTCCAATGCCCCGAACCAGTACGAAGTGAAAATGAAAATCGTAAACAAGATAAGCGACCTAATCGACAAAATCGAATACTAATGGGAACCAGCAAGGGCAACGGCAAGTACATTGAAACCCCCGAAAAGATGTGGGAGTACTTTGAGGCATACCGGGCAGGGGTCAAGAGCAACCCAAGGCTCAAGACGGTATTCCCCGGCAAGGATGCTATTCCCCAATGGGAACCCTTGGAGCGTCCGCTGACCTTGGAAGGCTTTGAGAACTGGTGTGCGGATGCAGATATAATTGAGGACCTTGGGGCCTATTTCACAAACAGGGACAAGCGATATGACGACTATGTAGCCATCTGCTCGCGTATAAGGCGAACCATCCGTCAAGACCAAATTGAGGGGGGCATGGTTGGTCAGTACAACCCATCCATCACTCAACGCCTCAACAACCTTGTGGAACGCCAAGAGAACACGGTCCACATCGAGCAACCCCTGTTTGGCGATGGACTTTAAGTACACCACGGCCATAAAAAGAATTAGGCAGATGCAAGCCCGGAAGAAGATAATTCAGGGCGGGACATCTGCCGGAGGTTAACCCCCGCTCGGCAACGGGTGGGGGTAGGAAAAACACTCGCCATCCTTGCGGTCCTAATCGACATCGCAGCAAAGAAGAAGACCGAGATTTCGGTCGTGTCCGAATCCATCCCCCACCTACGGAGGGGAGCAATCAAGGACTTTGCCAAGGTCATGCAATGGACGGGCCGATGGGTCGCAGACCGATGGAACAAGACCCTGCTGACCTATCACTTCGCCAACGGTTCAATCATCGAGTTCTTTTCGGCTGATTCCGAGGCACGGCTCCGAGGGGCAAGGAGGCAGGTCGTTTACATCAACGAGGCGAACAACATCGACTTTGAATCCTACTACCAGTTGGCAATCCGTACCAGTGAGGCCATCTACATCGACTTTAACCCGACGCATGAGTTCTGGGCGCATACGGAGGTCCTGCCCGAACAGGACGCAGAACTGATAATCCTAACCTACAACGACAACGAGGCCCTGCCTGATACCATCAAGAGGGACATCGAACTAAACCGCACCAAAGCCGAAACGTCTGCGTATTGGGCGAACTGGTGGAAGGTCTACGGCCTCGGTCAAGTCGGGACGCTTCAGGGGGCGATATACGAGGACTTCGAGGTCGTGGAGGGTATCGATGTCAGCCGTGCGAAATTCGTCGCCCTTGGGCTTGACTGGGGCTTCAGCAACGACCCAACCGCACTCGTAGCAATATACCGCCAAGGGGACTGCCTGCTGATTCAGGAACTGCTATACTCCACGGGCCTGACCAACCAAGACATCGCAGACAAGTTGCGGTCGCTGGGCATTACCCGGGCTTGGGAGATAGTGGCCGATTCAGCAGAACCCAAGAGCATCGAGGAAATCTACCGACTTGGATTTAACATCAAGCCGGCAGAGAAAGGTCCCGACTCGGTCAGGAACGGGATAGACATTCTCAAACGCTTTAAATTGCAGGTTACCAAGGACTCGACCAACCTCATCAAGGAACTGCGGTCCTACACTTGGGCGACCGACAAGGAAGGCAAGAACACGGGGGTCCCGATTGACTCCTTCAATCACGCCTGCGATGCGATGCGGTATGTGGCCCTTAACAAGTTACGGGTCAGTAACTCAGGGAAGTACGTTGTGGTGTAACTTTGCAGAACTAAACCCTTAAACAATGACACGCACAAGAGAACAAATCAATCAACTGAAGCGCTGGAATAATGTTGAAATCACATTCCTTGACCGAGGATGCCTTGTCAGGGTGGGATGCAAGTCATTTGCCTTTGAGAGCATTGAACAGGCAATGGCAGAACTCACGGCATACACGAAAGACCCGATTGGTGTTGGCGAGAAGTATGCGCCAGAGGAGTTTGAACTCAAGGAATGCCTTCAACAGGGATGAACCCCGAACGCATCATTGACCTGCTAATTGAAATCGGCAAGACGGTTGCAGCCGTTTTCTTTATCCTCACCCTTTTAACCCTCCTTTGGACCTTATGAAAGTCATCCACTACTACCACATCTACTGCGGAGGGAACTGGCAGTTGATACTCAACCAACATATGATGGCGGTCTGCAATTACGGCCTCATCAATGTCTTGGACGAAATCCGTGTCGGCATCGTCGGTCCACCCGAACAACGCAAGGCGGTCAAGGAGGTGCTGGAGAACTCGATGGTTGCCGATAAGGTCAAGGTCGTAGTTACCCGAACCAACGCTTGGGAGCAGGCGACCCTTACCGAGATGTACCGGGCCTCGCAGGAAGAGGAAGCCGTGTACCTGTACGCCCACACGAAGGGGGCTGCGAATCCATCCTTGACCACCCAACTTTGGGGGAGGTCCATGCTATTCTTCAACGTGGTCGCTTGGGAGCGGTCCATGCAGATGCTCGAAGGAGTGGATGCAGTCGGCTGCCATTGGATTACAAAAGAACAGTTCCCTCACATGGCGGACCACAACAACCCCGAAGGCTATCCCTACTTTGGGGGCAACTTTTGGTGGGCCAAATCCTCCCACATCAAAGAACTGGGCGAACCTGCAAGGGACCACCGATTCCGAGCCGAAACGTGGGTTGGCAAGAAACCCGACACCAAGGTCTTTGATTCCAACCCCGGCTGGCCTTCGCCTGAACGCTTTGTCATAACCTTCTAACATGAAAAAACACATCGACCAACTCAAGGCTTTGGATTACTCGCACATCTACACGACTGCGGTGGATCACATCATTGAAATCTACGAGGAAGCCAAGAAGCACAAGGGAGGCCATGCTTTAGAACTCGGTTCCTACCTCGGACACTCAACGCTCGCTATCGCCTTGGCCGGGCTTGACGTGGTGGTTTACGATACCGACACAACCGTAGAAGATAAACGCAAAGCCCTCCTATCGCAGTTCAAGGTCGAATGGAACAACCAACCGAGCCACATGGCCCTGCAAGAGGTCAGGACTTTTGACTTCATCTTTCACGATTCCGACCACGGGGACGGCATGATTCCCGAAATGGTTGCCTTGTTCAACAAAGCCCTGAACCCCGGTGGGACGATGGTCATCCACGATGCCGAACTGCTGACGATGGTCAACCTTACGAGCCAACTGCAGCCACACGAAGCCAAGGGGTCAACGGACCAAAGGGGCAGAATGCTTTTAACTCTTTACAAGAAATGAAGGCAAAAACTTACATTTTCTGCCACGATACCGACATCGTGAAGCAATGCGAAGCCGAGGGAAGGTTCAGGGACTTCTTCCCATACACTTGGGTCATGCTTGGGTTCAAGGACTTTAGTGGAATGGCTGGGCTTGACCACATTATCGCAAGGGACGAACCCGACAACATCGAGAGCCACCGAAACCTCGTCGCTTGGACGGGTTGGTATGCTTTAGCCAAGAACGGCTACATCAAGCAGGGCGATGTCGTGAATCTTTTCGAGTACGACCTAACCCGGAACGGGGACTTTGACCAAAGGGCCTACTGCGCCTATTTCCGAGTCCCTGTGGACGTTGTGCCTTACTGGTCGTGCGGTGATAACTACGAGCCACACATTAAACAACTGACTGGGAGGGGTGCAAAGGAGTTCTATCAACCCGTTGTGCCTGTAACTTCCAATTACACGCTGACTTGGGACGATTCCTACCTTGACCTAACCATCGCTTGCATTGAGCAGAAGTTGGTCGCTATTCCCCACGTCGGCCACATTTTAGAACGAGCCTACTCGCAGAGGTTCGCTGACATCCCTTACAACGTGGCTGCATTCAAGCACGCCTTCGCAAACTCTCACGGGTTCTAAGATGTACTTAGTCGGGGTCAACTACGCAACGAGTGAATACCTTCCAGCAGCGAGGGCGCAGGCGAATCAATACCCTTTCCCAATTACAACGACCGAGGACGAGAAACGTCCGGGCAGGGGCAACAACTGGTGGAGGTGGAAGCCTCAAATCATCCTTGACGCTCTCTTTGATTTGCAGGATGACGAAGCCCTGCTTTACTTGGATGCCCAAGACCTGCACGGGGACGGCTGCTTTGAGTTTGCCAAGCAGTACCTACAAGACAACCACATCCTATTGCATCAAAACTTCCATAACCACATAAGTTACACCAAGGGCGACTGCTACGCCTTAATGGACTGCCTTCAGTTCTTTAACGAGAAACCGATGCAGATAGAGGCAGGGTTCCTTGGACTACGCAAGACCGACTTCACGATTGACCTCATGTACGAGTGGTCCAAGTGGCTCCACGTTGACAAGGCCGTGAATGACGACCCAAGCGAGTATCCGAACCATCCATCGTTTATTGACCACCGCCACGACCAAAGCATCCTGACCAACCTCGCCCTGCTTAATGACCTACCCATGGTCGTCGTTCCCGAAATCCGTTGCAACACAAGACCCAAACTATGAAACTCCAAGACCTGACCATCGACCAGTTCCAACGCATCGGAGCCATTGAGTTCTCCAGCGTGCTGGGAGATTACGACAAGCGTGCAGGGGTCGTCGCAATCGTTGAGGGGGTCGATATATCACTCGTTCGAGAGATGTCCGCCAAGAGCGTCCTAAAGAGATACAAGGCTATTATCAGCGAGTGGAACGCATTGCCTGCCTTGGGTTATAAGCGAAAGTTCAAAGCCGGGGGCAAGTGGTGGATTCCAACGGTGTTCACGGATGAACTCACGGCTGGGCAGTTGATTGAACTGATGGACGCAAACACCACGGACGAGAAGCAGTTGTTGCAGAACCTCCACCGCATCATGGCTACATTGTGCAGGGAAGGTGGGTTATTCGGATTCTTCCCCAAGAAATACGACGGGGCTGCCCATGCAGAGCGGGCCGAACTGATGAAGAAACACGCCAAGGTGGGGGACGTTTGGGGGGTTGTCAGTTTTTTTTTGCTAAGTTCCGAACCCTACTTGAAAGTTTTGAGCGACTATTCCAAGCACCTGATGAAGACGGCCGAGGGGCTGACGTAAGCCCTCTTGCCGGGTACGGTTGGCTCATGGTGGTGTGGAGGATGGCTAACAAGGACGTTTTAAAGTTCAATGCCATCTTTGCGATGAAGGCGGTGGAGTTTCTTAATTACGCACTCTTGATTCACGATATTTTGGAAGCGGAACGGATGGAAGCGGAGCGAGCGAGGCGCAGATAGACACATTCCAGCACGGGGGACATTTACCCACATGGAAACAACCATCCTCGCCAAT